TACTTCCCGATACCCTGTGCGCTGCCTATAAGCAACGTCCCGTCATCCTTTCTGCTATAAGACGTAAAGCCAGTAGTAGGCCAGCGTGTAGCCCTGTAAGAGCCATTGTCTAAAGTTCCCCTGACATCAAAACAGAATGTTAGATCCTGGCTAACAAACGTCACCAGATAGAAGTTTTCTTCTGGATGGTAAACAGACCTGAAAAAGTCTGTCTCAGCCGTCAGCGTAGCAATGATGTCTTTAGTAATCGTGCCAGACAAACTGCTGAGCGGCATGGATTTCTCTTGTATTGTCCTGCCGAAACTTTTAAGTCCTGTCTGGGATAAGAATAATACATCCGTACCCGTAGCCTGTACTGTGTCCCTGTCTACACAGCCAACACCAGAAACTGTGTCAGCTAATGTCATTGATGAAGGTGTAGTAGCCCCTGAGTAAACAACAACACTCCGTTTACCAAAGATAATCAAATGGTTGTTGTGGGCAGACAAAGCAACAATCTCATCATAGCCATCAGGCCAGACTTTAGAGATGTCTATCGATCCAGAGCTTCCACCTGTCCATATATGCCCTGCCAAGAGGTCAGACCAGTAAATTGTAGATTTATCAGAGGCAAAGTCTGCTGTCCAGAGCCTACCATAAGCTGCCAGAACCTCATTGCCGTACATCGAAGACGTAAGGCCGGAAGCACTGTTGACGGAACTCAAGGTTACTACGTCACTGTTAGCACCGCCTGAAGTCCCTGACGCAATCGTGTTATAGATTAAAGGCTGATAACCCCTTTGGTAAAAATAAATGCTGTCATTAAACGTAACCATCTTCCAGTTATCAGCACTAATGCTGTAGCTGCCAGGGGTTTCGTCAGAAAGGGTAGCTGTCCCGCTAAGTATCTTGTTATTACCTACAGAAAAGACCTTGGTAGTCCCTGCATCGTTTTTAAACTCTTTGATTGCCCGTATCTTGGCAGAGCCTAGCGCAGTCTTGTTCGTTGTAATAACACTAAGACCTTTACGGGCAGCAATACGTCCACGCTGGTCTATAACAGCGTTATCTGCTACTTCTGCAAAAGACGGGTCTTGAGCCAGCGGGGAGTCTTCTGTGTTAATCCCTTTGAAAGCTGGTGCTACAAGGTTGATACTTTTTAATTCTTGTGCCATTAGTTTCTCAGGATGTATAGAAGATCAGTTCTTCTGGGTGTCTGCCAGAATCTTGTGCTATCGCATCTGACAGGTACTTGTTTGCCATCTCGAAATATTCAGGGGTAGACGTTCCACCTGTTTCCCCTCTTTCCCTTGAAGCAAACGCCACTGCAAGGTGGATTACAGGGACTGCTGGGACTTTCAACGTATCAGAGTCGCTGCTAAGACTTGCGTTACGCTTTGCTGCTTTGAACTTTATTGAATAAACCCCATCAGGCTTTGGGTAAACTTCCAGGATCATGTCGCCAGCAGAGTCAGCACCGTTATATGTGTAGTATTTAGGTGCGCCACTCAAAGGCGTTTGCAACAGGAACTGCTTTTCAAACCAGTTATTTGTCCTGTATTCCATTACTATGTCTGACGTATCGTTAATTACAAGAAACTCTTTAATCTTATGCCCTGATCCTGTCAGCGTATAAGTATAGTCTCCATCAGAAGTTGTCAGCGTTATAACAGACCGTAACTCAGACCAGTCCCAGGCGTTCTCTACAAGGTCTTTGGCATCATTAATAAAATCACCGATTAGCTTGCTGTAAGAGTTAGCAGGAACTGTAGAAACCTCTGTTTCCCGCAGCCTTCTCAGGACGTTGTTTACTAAATCTAAATAAGTCATTAGATCATTCCTCTAAAATAATCATCTAAGCCACATCAAAATCACCAAACAGTCTTTCTTTTTTAGTTGCTGGCGAAGTTAAATTCTCAAACATTATACGGTCAAGAGCCACATTATAATCTTTGTCAGGATGAAGCACGGGATTAAACCCAGCAAGGCCGTAGTTAATTCCCCCTATATGTGGCTTGAACATACCGCCGCCGCCAGCGACTCCACCACCACCGCCATTTTCTTCAGTAGGAGTTACTCCCAGCGTTACTTCAGGCGTTGCTGAAGTCGTTACTTCGGGAGTGACTTGAAAAGTAACATCTATACTGGGCGTTACATCAATGCTAGGAGTTACATCAATACTGGGAGTTACATCAATACTAGGGGTCACATCTATACTAGGGGTCACATCTATACTAGGGGTCACATCTATACTAGGAGTGACATCTATACTGGGCGTTACATCTATGCTTGGAGTGACATCTATGCTTGGCGTTACATCTATACTAGGAGTTACGTCTATGCTTGGAGTAACATCTATGCTGGGAGTTACGTCAATGCTTGGCGTTACGTCTATGCTTGGGGTTGGATCAATGTCTGGCGTTACATCAATTATTGGAAAAGGAATTCCAAAGAAACTTGAAGCCTCTTCATCTCCTTCTCTCCACTTTGTGCTAAGGTCTTTAAGAAGATCCTTTAGCTCGCCTATGACTTCTCCAGTAAGCCAAGGCGGGGTTTTAACAATCGTACCATCAGGGCCAATGTATTCCCCTGAATTAAAAATATCTTCCATAATTACAAGAATGTCTTCTGGACTTCCTGCTTCAGACAAATCTTTTATCTTCCCTATAACTTTTCTTGGTATCTCTCCTATTTTTTCTATAGTTTTCTTTATTGCGCCGCCTATTTCCCCAGTAATTTCTGGGATTGTTTTAAAAGTACCGTCAGGATTTTTTAATCTTATCTTATTAATACCAGCAGCAGTCAGTAATTCCGTTGGAATTCCAGGAATTTTAATTAAAAGATATTCTGGCGTTTTTCCAGTAATTTCAACGCCTATGCCGCCGCCGCCCAGCAACATTTCTTGAAGAATTTTATTAAGAGCCTCGTCTAAAGGAGTGCCTTTATTCCACTCTTTTAGGAGTCTTTTAACTGTTTCTGGGTCTTGGACAAATGGTGTAACAGCAGTTAAATAGCTTTGTGCAATTAAGTCATTGACGGCTCCCGTACCGTCTAAGTCAGGATCTTGTTTGTTGGGGTCTACTATTTCATCATCATCCTCGCCTTGAGGCTCATAATCTGGGTCGTAAAATCTACCCCCTGGATGACGCTTTAATGAATCTATAAGTTGCTCAATAGATACATTATAAAGAGGGGCTAATATCTCTGCTGCTTCTTCTGCTGTTTCTGCGTTATAAGCCCTTTCTATTATTTCTCTTGTTTCTGAATAAACATCGTCACTTTCGCTGCTAAAAATAAAAGACAAATCTGGATACAAAGGGCCAAAAAAATCCCACCAAGGCTCTCCATATATATCCTGATATGAACCAGAACCAGGGCCAACACGCAAGGAAGCTGAAGTAGGCGATGATTGAACAACATTGGCTGGTTGACGCTCTTGTGGTGGCGGGGTTGCAGAAAATTTTGATTCCATCTTTTCGCCAGATGGCAATGTAACTGTGCTGGTGCGGGTAATAGGGTTGCCAGCAGCATCTAAAATATCAAGTTCATCAGAAATATCCCTGTAAATCCCTGTGCCTAACATGCCTTGCTGTTGCGGGGTTAGGTCAGAGGTCTTCTTGTTAAGGATCTTGTATATTACTGCTCTGGCTTCAGCAGCATCATTAACACCTATGTCTTGGAAAAGGGTTGCTAACGCCATTTTATTCTCCTGAAGACACCTCTAAAACTCTATCTCTGAGCCTTCTTGCCCGTTCTGGAGTCTGCTGCGCCCATCTGGAGTCCATCATGTCCAACGAAACCATGCCCCACATTTCTTTTTCAACACCATCGTTCATGTTCTTAAACTTGCTTAAACCGCCTTGTCCAAGCTGAAAACACATATTCACCAGAATATGCTGCATTTCTTGTGGCAATTCATCCCAATTACTGTATATGGATTTACATCCGTTAATAGCAATCTCAACATCCTGCTCAAAAAGCTCAAAACAACGCTCTTCTGAAATACATTCATCCTCAGAAACTTCCCCGTAGGCATCATGTATAGGGAGGTTAGCCTCTGGGTCTGTATCAAGCACTTTATGGCCAATACCCACAGTCGGGTGGGATTCAGAGCATAAATACTTATGCAAAATTTTGCCTTCGTCTGAAGCTATTTCCTCGTAAACTTGTTTTACGTTTACGGTCATTTAGAGCCTCCATTCTTGGTGTTGGTGTAAGCCACCGATCCGAACCATACGGAGACAAGACCGCCGACAGACACGAAATAAATTGAACTCATCGCTTCAAGTAGCTCTGCAGCCTTATTCAATCCAAGCATGTCACAAAACACCACAAGAGAAGGGTATAAAAGCATACCTAATAGGGCCAACCAGCACATATTCCGCTGGGCATCGGCCTTCTCGTGCATCACAGATAGGTTCTGCATACGCTCAGACATAGCAAGTTCTTCATCAGAGACAGTACCATCTCCATCTACATCGTACATAGCGTATTCGCTATTGTCTTCCAGCCTCTTGCCTTTTGCCATTAGCGGTACTCCGGCGTTTTATTCATTTTAATATAGTTCGCCATGTAATGATCCTTTATCCAGCTATCTCCTGGACGGCCTAATTCCAGCAACTTGTCATGCCTTCGCATTAGAGGGGGAACCAGCGGCACAATATCCTTGCCGTTTCTGTATTGTGTCACTGATACCCCGTCTAATATTTTGAGCCGTCCACATCTGGGCGCACCAAAGGTGACAATTTGTTTAGGGGGAATTTCATCCCTTGTCATCAAAGCACCCAGGATCATAGCTACGGCTCCACCCAGCGAATGTCCTGTCAGAATAATATTTTTGTGGTCAAGGTCTTTTTCAAGGCAAATACTGGTTACTTTATTAACTAAGCGTTTACTGGCTTTGAGAAATCCAGCAGGGCAGAAACCTAATTCCCTAGTCCATAGAGGGAATATCCTAATGTCCCTTAAAGCGTCAAGGGGTTCATCAGTGCCCCGAAATGCAAATACATTCTTTTTTACAAGAACCTCGATATTAGCCTCTTCAAAGGTAGACTTCTGGTAGCTTTCGCCACAAATCCTGCTAAGTCTTTGGTGGTCAACCATTAGGTAATGCTCTTTCCTCTGGATCTCTGTCACAATCTACATGGTCGGAACTTTTTGTAATGGTAAACGCCCCATCTACAAAAGGTATGCCAGAAGGCAATGTTACGCTGTACTCTCGCTCTCCACACAGGGGAACAGAAGAGCAGGACGCAAGAAGCAAGATAATCGGGAAAAGTATTATTCTCATGTTATTCAAAAAGCTCCGTTCTCTGGTTAACCATTTTAGGAATACAATAAGCAGTAACGCCGCTTTGCATCCTATGTCTTTTTAAGTGGTCTGGCCTAGCCCGACCCTCCTCAATAGCCGCAGCAAATTCATTACAACGGTATATCGACTTAAAAAGCATCCTATCATCTGACACCACTTCCCCGCTGACAATAACAACGAGTAAAAATGCCATGATCACTCGATAGCCCTATTCTCCACTATCCAAATAAATGCCCATACAAACCCCATAAACACTACCCAGGCAAAAGCTACTGTACCTCCAAGGTTCAACATCTTTCTTATTTCTTTTCTTCTAAGTTTTATCCTTGCAACTTCTTTTTCATGGGCTAATCTGCTTTCCTCCATGCGGTTTTTAACGCTGGTATATAAATCTCCTTGACCTTGTATCAGGCAGATGTCCTTAAACTGCCTATCAAAATTTTCAAGCTGCCTCTTTGCGCTTTCCATCGCAAGAGCTTCTTTGTAGCTCATTGCCCCTGCTTTAGAACGCTCTACATCCCTGTATTTTTCAGAAGCCTCGCCCCACTTTCCTACTAACGATTGTAGACTGCCAGCATGCCCTGCTGACTCTTTAATTGTATTTAAGCCGTCATTAAGGGTTTTTAACGCAGATAAAACGGCTGCGACTTCTCCTATCACAGTTCACCTCTATAGGTCTTTTGATAGGTATATAGAGGCTAGAATAAACGGATACATCGTCCATATTAGACCCTCCAGCCTTGCCATACGCGAAGAACCTCTTTCTAATCTCTCCTCAATAGTCTTAAATCTAAGCGCACACTCTTTTTCATGCACTTCAATTTTGGACAATGCGTCTTGATTAGTCATCATCCAATCGTTTACTAAAAGCCTTACTTTTAACCTTTTCTTTAATTTTATCTTTTGCAAAGACAATGCTTTCCTCTACATCATCTTTTACTTCTTCTATTTTTTCCCTAACTTCTGCTTGTAATACTTCTTCTTTTTCTTTAATAACTGCTTTTGCTTTCTTCTTAGCACCAGAAATCTTTTTAGCAGCTATCTTTTCTGCTGCTATCTTTGCCTGGTAAGCAGCTTCCTCTTCAACAAACCGCTCCAGCCACGCCCAAACTCTGACAAATATATTTTTTACAGTTCCGACAAGTCCCATAGCTTTTCTCCTGTGAAATTAATTAAGGCTCTTTAGGCCAATCTTGAGCATTCATCACCGCTGCTAGAGCGTCTACATCAGCAGCATTAGTTATAGCTGTTTCTAATCTTGCACATTCAGTTAATACCGCTGCCCTATAGGTAGCTGTTGCACTAGGAATAGCGACATCTCTTTCAGCTTTTCTGATCACCATCCAATCTGTGTTGGAGAGTAAAGAGTTGGCAGTTCTTTTAACTTGTTCAGTCATCGTAGTTTTTAA